CTAACCTATGACGAGTTTGTAACTAGCCCCTACTACACCGCATTTGTGAAATTTGGAAATTATTTAGTTCAACTGCGTTGTATTAATGTAGAAGCATTTGGTGAATATATACTGCAGTCCAAAATCAAAATTGATCATTGGACACGGGAAGAACATTATGAGGCGTGGTTAGTTAACTATATCAAACGCGAGCCGGCAGACCGCGCAGTTGAACGCAGTATTGAAACCATGTCGCGGTGGGGCAATGATGCTGGGCATGATTTTAACAGTTATTTTGTGTCGGCCAGCGGCAATCAAATTGTTAGCGACATTGTGAATGGACGTATTAGCCCATGGTTAGTATACCAGAGTCGTACTGGGCAAGAATTTTTGTCTACTGCTAATGAAGAACAAATGCAATTGATGATTCCTTTTATTGACCCCAATTGGTGGATCAGTCGTTTCAGCAACTTGCCTGAAGATGTAGAATTTGTAAAAACCATTTGTGATAACGGAAATATTTAATGGACATTGATTTAGATTTTGGGGATCGAGATGCAATACTGTCCTGCATTCAGCACGTACCAGCAGCCATGCTGCGAGATGGGCGACTGACTCGACATGTGAGTGGTGTATATGTAAACAACATCCCTCGCAATTCCGTTACTGAGACTGCTGCAATAGAATATCAAACAGCTGAACAATTGGGTTATGTCAAGTTGGATTTTTTAAATGTCAATCTGTATCGTCAAATACGTGATCCTGACCATTTAACTCGGTTAATGGAAAGACCTCCACCTTGGCATAGACTCAACGAGACCGAATTTTTTAGTCAGCTGATTCACATTGGCAATCATTATGCTACTATGCGTCGCATGCCCGAACCTGTCAACAGTATAGAACGTATGGCCATGTTTTTGGCAGTGATTAGGCCGTCAAAGAGACATTTAATAGGCCAACCATGGGCACGGGTAGCTCAAACAGTTTGGCAAGTGTCTGAGGGTGGCACATATGGATTCAAAAAGTCTCATGCTCATGGCTATGCGACTCTTGTTGCTGTTCACATGAATTTGCTAGATCTTGCGAACTAGTATCACACTGCGACGTTTGCTGCGTTGCGATGACACTTCTTTAAGGCTCACATATGGGCCTTGAACGATTTCAACATTTTTACTATTGAGAGTTTTAAGTGTGGGTTTAAATACTGTCCAGTCAGCTTTTAAAAACAAGTTAATGGGTATTTGACGATTGCTGCTCCACCACCAAGTTTCACCTAGTTCTAAAAACAGTAGCCTTTGGTCAGCAGCTACTGATTCAAAGTCATAAAATGAAATAACTGCATCGTCGCAATTTTGAATTATGCCTAGATAATCTCTGTTAACGTAAGTTAATAAAGTCAAAAACGGGCATTGGTCCAGGAGGGTTTTTCTTTCTTCAGGCGCCATAAATATGTAATAACAGAAATCCTATGCAAACACTTGCTTGCTATTTATATCCAATATTACTAGAGTGCCAAGTAATCACCAATGAATCAACAACAACCAGGTATCCCATTGTGTACGCAAATAGAATAAAGCTCTATAAACACGCCAACAATCAAATAAAACTGTTGTTTAAAAACAATGATCAAAAAAGCATTGACTTTGCTGGTTACACTGTACAATTCAACATATTTAAAAATCAAACCAGTCCTGCAAAATCCACTGCAGTTACCATCCCAGTGCCAGTGGGCACAGTGGTGTCCAAAGTCAGCAGTGCGGTATTGACTATAAACAGTATACTTGATGATTTAGAACCAGGACTGTATAACTACAGCATTGACACCGCTGCTCCAATGCTTGAACAGGGCGTATCTGTATTACTTGATCCGTTGCTGTATACCGACGACAATTACTCGGTTGTTGGCGAATTAGAAGTAATTTTAATACATCAACCAACTCCATCAGCTGCGACATTAGTGCCAAACTTGGGCGTTACAAACTATGCCGCTGGTAACAGTCAACAACATACTTTTCAGTTCAACTACAGCAACTTTACTGGTACTGTAACATTTCAAGCCAGTTTGGATCCACAACCCGGTACTAGTAACAGTTGGTTTACTTTTGCTACAGTTGCCCCGGTAGCCGCAAACACCAATATGCTCTACACCTACACTGGGTCGTATGTTTGGGTGCGTGTTCGAGTCACTACCACGTCAGGTACCATAAGCAATATACTCTACTTGAGTTGATTTTCTGTAATATTTGCTGTATAATTGCTTGATGCAAAGTATCGAGCAAATTGTTAGAAGCCACCTACCTAGACTTAAAAGTTCAGGCGAATGGTTAAGTCACGATGCAGTTTGTTGCAGCTACCGAGGGGAAAGCCCGGATCGTCGAGGTCGAGGCGGAGTACGATTCAACGCTGACGGCAGTTTAGGCATTCACTGTTTTAACTGTGGATTCAGTACTGGTTGGCGTCCTGGGCAATTACTGGGTTTTAAACTTAAAAAATGGCTAGGCTGGTTAGGTGTTGACGCACCTGTAATAGCAGCACTTAATTTATGGTGCTTGGATCAGCGCAACGACGCGGTAATCCAAGAAGAACTAGAACGACGCACAGTTGACATAAAACGCTATCCACTGCCGCCCGGCGCAGAACTAGTCGGCGGCACGACCAATCCTGCGGTATTACAATATCTTTCACAAAGAAAAATTGATATTGAAAGGTACAAGTTTTATTGGGCAAATGACCGTACAGCCGACCTCAGCAATCGTGTGATCATACCGTTTTATTATCAGCACCAGTTGGTGGGTTACACTGCTAGATCCATTGTGCCCACACAGCGAGTTAAGTATTACATGCAGGCCGACGCTGGTAACCTGGTGTTTAATTTGGATCGTCAAAACTATGATCGACGCGTGGTTGTTGTGTGCGAAGGTCCGTTTGATGCTATGAGCATAGATGGTGTAGCTGTCATGCACAACGAGATAAGTAGTACACAGGCCCAATTGATACATGACTTGCACAAACAAACTGTAGTTGTACCCGATGGTGATGCAGCCGGCTATCGGCTAATTCAATCAGCGTTGGAGTATGAATTTGCTGTGAGCTTTCCAGACTATTTGGCTCATTGCAAAGATGTAAACGAAGCTGTAATACGTTACGGGCCAGTGTATGTGGTAAAAGACATATTGGCTAACCGAGAATACAACCCCACGCGAATTCGTTTGCGTGCCAAAAAATTTCAATCGCAATTTAAATGACAGAATTCAATACCGAAGTTCAGAGATTATTTCTAGAGTTCATGCTGAGTAATCCTGAGAACTATGTGCGTATTCAAAACATCTATAATCCTGAAAACTTTGATCGCAGTTTAAGATCAGCTGCCAAGTTTATCAAGGACCATAGTGACCAATACAGTGCACTACCCGACAACAGGCAGATATTTGCTGTAACCAATGTAAAGCTGGAGCCGGTAGCTGACATTAGGGAAGAACATGACCAATGGTTCTTGGATGAGTTTGAAAAGTTTACCAAGCAAAAAGAACTGGAGCGGGCGATTCTTTCTGCAGCCGACATGATTGAAAAAGGCGAGTTTGAACCAGTAGAACGATTAATCAAAGAAGCTGTACAGATCAGCCTCAACAAAGACATGGGCACTGACTACTTTGCTGATCCCAAACAACGGTTAATGGCACTGAAACAAAACAATGGGCAGATCAGCACAGGTTGGGCTACGCTGGATCAAATACTGTATGGCGGAATGAAAAAAGGCGAGCTGAATATTTTCAGTGGTGGATCGGGATCGGGAAAGAGTTTGATCATGCTGAACTTGGCCATTAACTGGGTACAGGCTGGACTGAGTGGAATTTATTTGACGTTAGAGCTAAGTGAAAATCTCTGTTGCCAACGTGCTGACAGTATGATTACAGGTGTAGCTAACAAAAATATTTTTCGTGAACTGGATGATGTTGAACTAAAAGTCAAGTTAGCTGGTAAGAAAGCTGGAGATTTTAGAGTCAAGTATTTTCCGGCACAGAGTACTGTAAACACATTTAAAAGTTATGTACGTGAACTAGGCATACAGATAGGATTCAAGCCCGATTTTGTGATTGTTGACTACTTGGATTTGATGATGCCAGCTGGTGTCAAAGTTGATCCAACCAATACTTTTATCAAAGACAAATACGTTAGTGAAGAACTGCGTAACATGGCTGAAGAACTGCGTACTGTAGTAGTAACTGGATCGCAGTTGAATCGCGGTGCAATTGACGAAATGGAATTCAATCACAGCCATATTAGTGGCGGCATTAGTAAGATCTTTACAGCAGACAATGTGTTTGGTATCTTTACCAGTCGCAGTATGCGTGAAAAAGGACGTTATCAAATTCAAGCAATGAAAACTCGCAGCAGCAGTGGCGTTGGGCAAAAGATTGATCTTGGCTATGACATTGAAACACTACGCATCTTTAATCTCAGTGAAAGTGAACTAGCACAGCTAAGTCGTGAAAGTCCAGCTGATAGTGTACTTAAAAATCTCAAGCCTACTTCAACAATTAAACCTGGGGAAGCAGTGCGGCGTACTGTTACTGCGGAAACACCGCGAGTCAAAGCTGAAGCCAGTTCAGCACAAGTTCATGAAATGCTAGCTAAATTAAAATCTGAGAGCCGATAAATAAAATATAATCTTTTAAGGTGATTATCTTGGTTTCTAGATCCATTTTAGACGAACTTGACGCAGTTTTAGCCGCTAGAAAGGCTACTGACCGCGAGTCAATCATTGAGTCACGAGCTAATAACATTATTACCAGTGCTATTAACCTGCTGGAGATGATTCACAAGAGCTATCCAGCTGAAGTAGCCGAAGATCTAGAAAAGCGTTTCTTAAACAGCATACGTGGTCGCAATGCTGCAAAAATGAGCAACAGTCTTAAAAAAATAAAGAATCAAAATCATGAAAGTAAATGAAATTATTGACGAGGGTATAGGGGATGCGATCAAGGGCGCAGCATCCTGGGTTGGTGACAAAATTGGCAAAGCTGCAGGTGCAGCAGCAGGTGCAGGCCGAGCAGTGGTTTCGGCTTATAATCAAGGTGCGTCAGCTATGGCAACAGGTTACGATGCAACAGCAGCAAAAGTTGGTGGATCGCCATCTTTTAAGAAAACTGCCGGAACCGCTGTTACATTAAAAAGATATCGGGACGATTGGGAGCAGTTTAGTCAAGGGTATCAACAAGGTGGTAGAGATTTGTCTGATATGGGGGCCCTTAAACCAGTACTAGACAAGTATGTTGAAAGAAAATACGGTGTTGCTTCCAGTAAGTATCCTGATATTGCATTAGCATCGACCAGAAGTAAGGATGTTGCAAACTATATCTACGCATTAAATATTCGAGCTCATGCTGATGACCAAGTAACTCCCCCTGAGGCAGAAACAGAATTACAAACTGGAGTTGCTTTCCCTAAAAGGCAAAGCAATAGTCCTACAACATCAGTCGATGACAATAATGGAAACACATATACCTATACATTTCCTGCCCGTGGTAGCACAGATCCCGGGGTGTGGAGTTATAATGGTAAACCACTTACTCGCCCATTAGACATACAAGTTTTAAATAAATTATACCTAAACGATCAAAAGGCCAAAGCCGCAGCCGCAGCCGCAGGATCAAAATCGTCTAGCACAGTACTTGGGCCAGACGGAAAACCATTAACAACAGCAACCACATGAAACTATACGAAATCGCTAAAAAGCCCGTCCCGCAGTGGATGATTGTGGAAGGTGCTGGCGGCGCCGAATTTGGCCTGCCCTATGTCGAAGACTTATTGTTCAGTAAAAAGTACATGGGTGCACTAGAAGCACTAGACTTTATCGACAGCGTTAGAAAAATGTTGGCTACTGGCAGTGGGCAAATTGAAAACGTGTCGGAAAAATGGGACGGCAGCCCTGCCATTGTGTGTGGTACTGATCCCGAAGACGGCAAGTTCTTTGTTGCTATTGCTCGCAGTATGTCAGGACGAGTACCTAAAATTGTCAAACGTGAAAGCGACATACAAAATTGGTACGGGGATAGACCTGAGCTAGCCGATAAATTGCGTGTAGCACTAAAACACTTGCCCAGCCTTGGTATTCGGGGCGTAATCAAAGGTGACCTCATGTTCACCGACAGCATGTTGGCCACTGAGACTATTGATGGACGCGAGTATATCACTTTTACTCCTAACACCATTACTTACGCTGTGCCGGTAGGGTCAGCACTGTATAATAAAATTATTGCGGCCGAAATTGGCATGGCATTTCATACACGTTATGAAGGCGACACAGTGCCTACCATGAATCCAGTTGCAGGCAATGCTGTTGCTGGCCTAACACATACTGCCAAAGTATGGTTTGATGACGACAGTTACAGAGATTATACTGGCATCGCTTCATTTACTCCTGAAGAAAATCAACGCATCGAAAGTCAGTTAGAAGCTGCTGTAAAGACACTGACCAAACTTGGTCCAGTAAAAGTAGATGAAGTTCTGTCCAATACAGAATTTGCCAAGCATATCAAAGACTATATCAATCGCAGCATTGACTCGGGCGAGCATATCACCAATCCAAATAATTTCCTAAAAGGATTTATTGATTTTTATAAAGGCAGGCAAGAAGAAGATATTGCCAACATGAAGTCGGGACCAACCAGTGCAGCAGCAACACGACGTCGTGAGCAAATGGCTGCTACTGAACAATTTGTAGCTGACAACATGAATACTTTCTTAGGCATACTAGCTGTATACAAACGGCTAGTTGAGTTAAAAATGGCCATACTGTCCAAACTCAACACTATTGATCATATTGGACACTTTGTTAGAACCGATGACGGGTACCGCGTTACGGCCCCAGAAGGCTTTGTGGTTGTTGGACACGACTTTAATCGTGTTAAACTAATTGACCGATTGGAATTTAGTCGCTTAAATCGAGCAAGGTCAAGATGAAGTTGGAGTTGATTACAGAATTAGTTGAAAGCCGGATGTTTCGTAATGAAACAGCGATATCCAAGCTCAAACCTCAGCAGCTGGCCAATTACTTTTATGTTGGTATGTTGTATTTGAACGCACTACGACATGCAAACGAATCAGCAGCCGCCAACTACGCACAGTCTACATTGAGTTACAGCGAGTTTGACAGTGTTAAAAGTTCAGCAACAGATTTTTATAATCTGGCTGCTAGCGCGTTACGGGACCGCCAGTTTCCTGAACTGGCGTTCAAACGTTGGTTGCGCGACATTGCAGCAGATCGTAGAGATAGTAGACAAGACTATCAACTGTTTACAGAATTTGAAAATGTGTTAAAAATTGATTCAGCAGCACTGCGCGGGCTACGCCGTATCAGCTTGTATTATCAAGACTACAGTCCAGGAGCACAGAAAAACTTTTGGACCACAATGACTCAGTATTTGCGAGCACATATGCAGACTATAGATTTGTTAGCCCTAAAACCAAAAAATTAGCTTTTGGTATAAATACTTATAGTGCTCCGGCACATATTTAAAAAGGAAAAATATCATGGCATTAGTAAGTCGTTTCAATGGCCAGGCCGCAGCTGGCGCATTTTATGGTTACACACCACTAGTTATCAAAATCGTTGACTCCGGAAACGGTTTTACTGCTAGTTCAGTCAGCAATGGTGTAATCACTGACGGTGGATACGAAAAAGCAGTTCGTGTAATTCAGCAGTTTGGTAGTATTGTTTGGCTTGGTGGTCAAGCGAGCAATGGCAGTGCTATTACAGTGATCGTTGATGGCCCAACATTTAATGCTGCTGCTGGCACAGTTTCTACTGGTGCTTACGGCGCTCTTAAAGATGCTGTTGTTGCTGCACTTAGCCTAACAGTAGGTAACGTTACAGTTACAACTTCTAGCACACTAGCTGCTGCTGGTACTTTCACAGGTCTATAATAAGACCTTAATAGTTTCGGGATGGGAAGGGGTGGACTTGTTCCGCCCTTTTTCTTTGACCAAATTTCTTAAACATAGCATATTTTGGTTAAATAAGTTATGTTCTATTATCAAGTGTTTACGCTGTTTGACATTACCGCAACTGGGGTAATAAGGCATCCCAAGCCAACTGACGCTAATTACCAGTCACAGTTACTAAAACGTAATCAACAGCGGAATTGGGAAACCGTACAACAGGTGTTGGCCATGCGAGCACAGATTTATGTAGAACACCCTCCAGAGATAATCAAAAACTGTAACCAATTTTCTCGTAAGATTTTTAAAAACACACAGGCTTGGGGTTTCCAATTTGGGGTAGAATATACGGAAATATATGGCGACAATTTACAACTGCTGTTTGACGACTGTCATGGTATTCCCATGATCTTGGGTCTAACCGAACGTGCAGCGATCACCGAGCCAATAATTGACTGTTGGGGCGACTACAAAAATATACACATAGAACCTGTAGAAACCGTCAAATAAATACTACTATTAGCTTATGATATTAAGGAATCAACATGTCTAGCACCGATATTGAAAAGAAAAACCTTGAAGCACACGTTGAACTGTGTGCTGAACGGTATAAAAGTTTGGAGGACAAATTGGATAATCTAGACCAAAGAGTCTCCGCTATCGAGAAAAAAATAGATAGCAAGATGCAGGTAATTGAATCCAAGGTCGAAGACAAATTTAGTGAGATCAAAAAGGCCATTATTGAGCTGCAGGAAAAGCGCAACACACAAATTATCGGCTGGGGCGTTTCTATTATTGGCACACTGATTTCAATACTACTAACCCTGTTGTGGAAGTTTGTAGTAAACTGAATAATTCACCCTGCCCAAATTGTTGTAAATAACTACATATTTTGGGTCTGCAATGCATCAAATTTTACAAGATCGAGTTTGGCAGTTTTTTCAAAAAGAACTAGTCGCACACCAACTCAACGGCATAGTCGTTAAACGACTTGACAAAGAAATTTATAAAATTTCAAACTATCGTGTGCGAACCGATAGTGCTACAGTGGAAGATTCAACTGGAAAAATTTATAAATTCTTAAACTCAACTACGGCAGTGATTTATTGTTGCCTTATGGGAACAAATCGCATTAATGAAGCATTAATAGTAAGCAATCTCAATGACGAAGTTGAACGAGTTTATGAAAAAATTTTTCGATTAAAACGCAGGATTCGTCAAACTACTCAAGACTTTGATCGAGATGTTGCGGTTGCTAGGCTTGTAGAATACGAAAATCAATACATTGCTAAATTGGAACAACTGAGAAAAAATATTGACCAAGCTAAATATATTATAAAACCAGGACAGACAAATGGAAGTTAAAGACATGTTTAATCGGCCACGTTTTAATAAGCTGAATCAATTGTTGGAAAATCGCTATAATTATAGTTTTGATATTCCTACAATGACTGTGCCCACAGCACAAAAAATGCTGCGGTTGATTGAAACAAAAATTAAAACAGTTCAGCAATCTCATCAGATTCACCTGGCCGAACGTAGTCCTGCTTATTGCCAGATGCTGTTGATGCGCGAAAGTATCGAAACTTGGCTTGGTGAGCGTTTACTGATCGAGGGCGAGTTGGGCGAAGCTGAGGTAATCCTAGCCGCAAAAAATATTACCGACAGTGTTCAAAAAATGGTTGAGCAGGCCGGCAAAATTGCCAACGAACAACTGCCAGCATTGGTTGTGGCCATTCGTGACCAAATTGGCATGGAACAGTCTGAAGCTTATAAAAATGCAGTGGGTCAAACTATTAATGAACTAGTGACACAGTTGAGTGCAGCACGTGATCAATTAGATAATAGCGTACTGTCCTTGACTGGGCAAGCAGTTGACACAAACATGGCCATGCCTGCACCAGCAGCCGATGGCGGAGAAGTACCTGCGCCCGATGCTGGTGAAGAACCAGCCGGTGATGACTTTGCTGCTGCCGATGCTGAAACTGGTGGGACCGAACCACTTGGGCGCGACCGCAGATAATGTTACTGTATGAATTTACTGACAGTCAGCACCCGGTACAGGGTGTGTTGACACTGTTGAATTTGATCAAATCTCGATATCAAAGTCAGCAGGCGCAGCCCAAAATCAACACCTTAAGTTTTTTGAATCTAGCTAAAAATGTTGGGCTTACCTTGGATTACCAATCGTTTGCTGACCTATTTGAACGAGAAAAGTCATTAAAAAATTTAGTTAAGAATTTTAATCGTCAGTATATTGAATTAACATCAGATGACGACTTGGGCTCGGACAATAGTCACAATGGCCCTGGTAAGAAAAAAGACGACGCAGATATAGTTGGAGCGATGGCCAAGCAAGCTGTTGACATTTAGTCAAACTGGTTGATAACAAGTCAATTTTGTGCTAAAATTGTAGCTCCAAGGCGATTTTTACATGATTACTCAAAAATTCAATTATACCCCACTGGATCGAACCACAGTTAACGGTGTTCGCTATTATTTGGCTGGGGGTGAACGACTACCTTCAGTTACCACAATACTAGACGCTACCAAAAGTGAAGAAAGTCGACAAGCACTACAGAACTGGCGCAACCGTGTAGGTGCTCAAAAGGCGCAGGAAATTACCACAGAAGCAGCTGGTCGTGGAACTAGAATGCACAAGTGGTTAGAAAACTACATCAAAACCGGATCTACTGGAGAACCGGGCTCTAACCCCTACAGTATTCAAAGTCATCAAATGGCGCACAACATAATTCAACAAGGGCTCAGCCGTTGCGATGAATTTTGGGGCACAGAAGTTGGCTTACATTTTCCTCAAATCTATGCCGGAACCACAGACTTAGTTGGAGTCCACGACGGGGCTGAAGCTATAATGGATCACAAGCAAACCAACAAACCTAAAAAACGTGAATGGATTGACGATTATTTTGTTCAACTGCTGATGTATGCTACTGCTCATAACGAAGTATATGGTACTAGTATACGCAAAGGTGTAATCTTTATGTGCTCAGCAGCTAATGAATATCAGGAATTCATACTAGAAGGTGCCGAGTGGGCAGAATATGAAAAGCGCATGTGGGCTCGATTAGAGCAGTACTATTTACAAATACATAAATAGTTGATAATTGGAATTTGTGAACTATGGCCATAAATGTTATTAGTAGGATTCAAGTTAGGAGTGGACTTAGCGAAGATCTACCACAACTAGCTAAAGGCGAATTAGGGTGGAGTGTTGACACTCAACAACTGTGGATCGGTAATGGCACTTATAATGATGGCGCGCCTAATTTAGGCAATACACTAATTTTAACAACCCCCGGTAGCTTGTTAGGTGGCACTGGTGGTACAGGTGGTACTGGCACAATTTCTGGTGGTACAGGTGGCACTGGCACAATTTCTGGTGGTGCAGTGGCCCCCGCTTCCCTAACAAGTGCAGCAGATAGTTTTCCTTATACATTTCGTGGAGACAATGCTGGATATGTTGCAATTACTGGATCATCTGGTAGTGACACTGTTTTATCATTACAGTCAATTCTTGACAATAATTACATTTCAGTTAAGTCATTTGGGGCTGTAGGTGATGGCACTACTGATGATACCGATGCCATAAATCGGGCGTTTGATCAAATCTATTGCCGTACGATAAATGTTCAAGTTCGTAGAGTTCTTTATTTTCCAGCCGGTGTGTACATCGTGTCTGGAGATATGTTAAAAATTCCATCGTTCGCATCAATTGTAGGCTGTGGTATGAACAGCAGTATTATTAGACAAATTGACAGCGCTCAACCTTATGTAGCTAAGTTTACAGATTCTAAACAACAAAGCGACATAGATTATACAAGTAATGGGGCGTTGCCTGCTCAATACATTTCGGTGACTGACATTACATTTGACCATGGAGCGAACAAAAGTGTAATTTTTGCTGAAAGTGCAACTAATGTGCGCTTTGTTAGAACAAAATTTCAAGGCAATTTGTCCAATCCTGAAATGGTTGCCAACATGCCAGACAATCCTTTAGTAGCTGTAACGGTTGCTAAAAATCCCAACAGCGTAGTTTCTAGCGACTGGATTTTTGATAATTGCAGTTTCACTAAATTGCAATTTGGGTACATGTCTAATGACGATTCTAAAAATGTAACGTTTGCACACTGTGATTTTTCTCAGTTATGGATCGGTATTGCGTTGGGGTTACCGACAATTACTCCCCCAATCATTGGCCCGCAACAATATAAAATTGTTTATAGTAATTTTGATCGAATTGCTGGGCAAGCAATTTTGGTAGAAAATGGCGAACAAATTTTATCTCAAGGCAACTCGTACCACGACGTGGGCAATAATCAACGAGGTATTAATAGCCCGGAATTAGAAAATATTAAATTTTATAGTAAGGACAGCTCGTCAATTAATGATGTGTTTGACCGAAACATTGACCAAGCATCTCAAAAACCTTGGGTAACTTACGGTCCAAGACTTGGCGTAAAAATTGGGATCTCGTCAGTTAATAACTCGGTGACGTCAACTGGGTTTAGTAAAATACTGTATGCCAATACTCTTGTTCCGCAAATGACCGGAGTTTATATACCTAGAGACGCCAAAGGTTTTGTGTTTATCTATACCATAACCAGAGTAATCAACAATGTTGAACATTCTAGAAAAGGTCAGTTAACAGCAGTAGGAACGGATTCATCTGACGAATATAGCGAAACTTCACCTTTAGGGGTGGTATTAAGTGTAGGTAATTCGATTGCACAAACGGGGCCCGGTATCCCGGCGGGGTACATTGTAAAATACACGATGACCAATAATACTCCAGCTACTGATGCTATGATGTCGGGCTATTTCCGATACAACATTGTGCCAGAGCTGCCACCATACGACTTCTTACTACAGCCGCCAAGCAATGTATGGGTAGTACCAAAATTGACTACTACACCTACTACTACCACTACCACCACTACTACAACGGCACCACCGAGAACATATTTTGTTACCGCTCAAACTATTACACTCAGTAAAGGTCTCACTGCACAATTCGTTGTGAATACTGCTAATGTCCCTGACAATACTGATTTATTCTGGACCATTGATTATAACAGTTCATCTAGTGCGGCCGATTTCACTGTTAATTCTGGAACGTTTAAGATAAATTCTAGTCAAGGTACCTTTAATGTGCCAATTTACAATAATTCTGTGGTTACAGGACCTAAGACATTCCGTGCTCAGATTCGTACTGGGTCTATTAATGGTGGATTGGTAGCATCAAGTATTGTGATAACCATTACTGACACTATTAAAACTCCGGATACTTCGGGTACTTTGAATAATCCAGCGAGTATTACTGGAGCAACTGTCAATACCATAGTAGTTAGTGGGGCCGCAACAATTTCGGGTATTGAACCTAGTTCAAACTTTGGTTTAGAAGCTGCTGCTGGATACGAGTTTAGCCTCAATGGCACAACTGGATGGGCATCATTTATAACTGGACTTACGTCAAACGCTGTTGGCGTTACAGCTCCGTTCTACATGAGAATGACGTCCTCTGCCAGTAATACTACAGCTAAAACTTTCGGGTCATTTGCTTTGATATATTACTATCCAGGTGGTGCAGGATTGATATCTTCGGCATACAGTCCAAGTTGGACCGTGACTACTAACTAATTTAGGATTAAAGTATAATGGCAACATCCATTGGGTATTGGCTAGCTACGCTAAGTGGCGTTAAGAGCGATTTTGGTTCAGGTATTGCGTTAGATGCTAGCGGTAATACATACGTTGTTGGTTATACCAACAGTGAAGGCGGTGGTGGATATGATGTGATACTTGCTAAGTACCTCCCTACCGGGATGCTTGATTGGCAAAGAACTATTGGCGGAGCTCTTAGCGAGCGCGGGTACGGGATTACAGTAGATCCAGTTAATAATTTTTTATATGTTATTGGCTACAGTCTTAGTCAAGGGGCTGGGCTTCAAGACATAGTATTAGCCAAATACACCACTGCTGGCGTTATACAATGGCAAAAAGCACTGGGTGGCCTTGGCGGTGACTATGGTTATGGTATTACCATGTCCGGGTCCAATGTATGTCTTGTAGGCACCATTGACAGCCGTGGAGCCGGTAGCAATGACGTAATAATTGCCAAATACCAAGCCGATGGTACTAGTTTATGGCGTTATACCCTAGGCGATGCTGGTAGCAATTATGGCTATGGTGTTGCGGTTGATTCTAGTAACAATGCTTATATTGTTGGTACTACTTACGGCACTAGTAATAGTTTAATAATTGCCAAGTACAACGCTAGCGGTGTTTTGGGTTGGCAAAAATCATTAAATGTTATTGCGTCTGGTATTGCAATTGCTCTAGACCAAACCAACGGGCACGTATATGTTTGCGGGTATACGCCTAGTTCAGTGTCCGGTGAAAATTCATCACTAATTGCTAAATTTGACATTGCCACAGGTGCTGGTGTATGGCAAAGAAAACTGTCTAATTCTCTCTTGAATGGTATTACAGTAAATTCTGCTGGGGAAATATATGTAACTGGTGTTACTAATAACGGTGCGAATTTTGGTGGCAATGATTTGTTGGTTGTAAAATACGACAATTCCGGGGCTATACTTTGGCAAAAATCTCTTGGCGGTACCGGCTCTGAATTTAGTGGCGGCATTGTAACAGAATCCAATGGTTCAATTTATGTCAGTGGCGCAACTAATGCACAGAGTTCAATTTACGCGCACTTGTTGACTTTAAAACTGCCAGGGGACGGGCAACCAGTTGGCAGAATTGGTACGTTTACATACGCACAAACAGCGTTGACAAATACGCCATTATTGGCAGTTGCAACCACAACACTTGCATTAACTTCAACCAATGCTACTCAAACTGATTTTACTGATCGATTAATAACTCTAACAGATAGGCAATCGAACTTAGTTTCGTCAACGGTTGAGTATACAACAACTACTGCCGCACCAACAACCACAACCACCACAACCACCACAACCACCACAACCACTGCTGTACCAACAACTACAACAACTGCGGCGCCAACTACTACAACAACATCGGGCCCAACCTCAACCACTCCGACGACCACTACTACAACTACTGCGGCGCCAACCACAACTACAACCACCACGACTACAACCACAACACCATCACCCAATGGTGCAATTGTTTCGGTGGGTGTAGTTGGTGCAATAAATGAAGGTGGATCAAACTACTGGACCGTACAAACCAATGGTGTTGCAAACGGAACTGTGTTAAATTGGGTTATAAATCACATAACGACCAATGCGGCCGATTTTGCTGCAGATTATGGAATAGTTACTATTAACAGTGATGTTGGGTCATTCCTAATCAGCCCAGTTGCTGATTTTTCAGTAAACGAAGGATCGGAAACTTTCAGTGTCACAATTTCTGGTGCTGGTATAGCAGCATATACTACCAACTTTAAGACACTTAACGACACCAGTGTCTCGCTGACCACAACCACAACAGCAGCAACAACTACAACCTCAGCACCTGGAAGTACAACAACACTGTCGCCACCTAGATTATTCACTATAACAAATACAGGCACTAGACCATTGATAATACGATCAGTGCTGTTTGATAATCCCTTAGGAATCGGGCATACGGCTGATTTTTCAAGTCTTGGTGGGTCCAGTACAGAGCGCGGCAATGCTGTTTTGTCTCATACTATAGTGGCTCGTGGAGTTCGAAACTTTACAGTGTCCTATAATGATGCTGGTGCAGGCATTGGTACATATTCTGGCACTATAGTTGTTATTGCTGAAAATACTGCTAGACAAAACATCGCTAGCACTATCATTATAGTATAATTTATTATGGCCACCGCAAGTACCGCAAAGAATAATGTATTAGTTATTCAAGCTAGTGGTATAACATTTCCTGAGGTAATAGCTGCGATACAAGCAGAGGGGTACACAGTTACTACTCAAACAGGTTACAGTAGTATTCCTACAGATATATCCACATATGCCCAAGTATGGGATTTCAGCTTCGTCACCCCGTTAGATGCGGCTGCTCAAACAGCTTATGCATCATATGTAACAGCTGGCGGTTTTCTTTATGCAATGACAGAAAATCCTGGATTTGCCCAACCTCGTAACAATAGTGTAGCACAGCTTATAATAGCCTTAGGTGGCGGACCTACAACTATTGGTCCAGGTTATGCTGGCGACGCTTCTGACTGGGTAAACGAAACGTACATAACTCCTAGTTTAGCAAAAAAAGTAACTTTTGCAGCAATAGCAGAAATTACCAACCCTCAGGGAATTCCACTGATTAAAGATGCTAATGGAAAAATTCAGGCCATGGTATGGATAGGTGGTTGTCCGGGCGGATTTGACACTGCGGTAAAAGGCACGTTAATAAATATACCTGATTTAAATTGGTTAAGTGGATCATATTTAACAGCAGACAATCTAACTGTAATTACAGATCTTTTAAAAGGTGTAGTAAAAGGCACTGTAGACGGTACAATAAACTGTTTGGGAAGTTCTGGGGTAGCACCACCGTGGGCTGGTCCTACTACAACTACAACCCCGCCGCCCCCAACAATTGTAAATTTTACCTTTAATACCAGTCAATTGCCCGGAACTTACTACTGGACCAACGACGGGCCTGATGCTACTACTGATGGTGCAGATTTTCTTGATGGGCAAAACTCTGGTAGTTTTACAGTGAGCAGCGGAACGCCATACAATACTGGTACATTTAGTAGGGAAATGAACCCTGATAATAAAACTGAGGGGCCGGAATATATTCATATGCGTGTTCGTAGAGACAGTGCGTCGGGACGAATCTTAACTATTATGAATAAAATATTAGTTAAAGATACATCAATATAAAGTATGATTATTTGTGCTAACAGTGTCGATTAAAATAATATCAAAGATTTAACATTTATTAAATAATACTAATAGAAAGGAACAACAACATGGCTTCATCATTACCTTCCACCTATCAATACTGGCTCTCTACACTAGACTTTAGTGGGGGAAGTTTTCAAAAAATCAGAATAGATAGTAATGGAAACGCCTATGCTGTAGGGGATGTCAGTTCCACCGCTGCGGGAATCCCATTTCCGGGTGTTGGGTTAATTGTAAAATTTGACCCCAATGGTAATGTGCTATGGCAGAAATCTTTAACTGCTAGCGGTAGCAGCACTCTAGCGACAATATATGACATTGCAATTGATTCAAGCAATGGTGATATGTATTTGGTGGGTACCACCAACAGTGGTGGGAATGTACTAGTTGTCAAATTAACTTCGGCGGGAGCTTTCGTATGGGAAAGACAGCTAGCAGGGTCAACCGGCTTTGACGACATTGGCTATGGAATAGCCATTGGAAGCGGCAATATTTTGTATGTTACTGGATACACTGACCGAGATGGGGGAGCTGGTGACGACACCGACACCTTTATTGCTCAATATACCACAACCGGCACCGGTACGTTGAATTGGGTTAGAAGCCTGTCAGGCAGTACTAGATCGGTGATCGGCAGGAATGTGGTAGTAGACAGCAGCAACAATGCTTATATTCTTATTGGGAATACTTCCATCAATCCTGTACGGTCATATATTGTCAAATATAATTCTAGTGGTACATTAGTATGGCAAACAGGGGTAATTGATGGTGGTACTCTATTGTCGTCAATGACAATAGACTCTGCTGGTAATTTATATTTGGCCGGGGCAACCAGTTATACTACTGATGCTTCGCCTTCAGTTGGACTTGTGGTTGTAATGAACAGTTCTGGTACTGTTACAAAGATGTGGGCTGGGGGTACAAAGCCCTGGAGGTCAATTGTAGTAGACTCCAATAATGACATTTATGTCAGTTCAAGAGGGCTTCTTGAGCTAGCCACATTGGTTATTAAATTAAATTTAACAACAGGAACCACAATGTGGCAAAGAGTTTGGAGTATCCAGACGCCAAGCGCCTTGATGGCGACCGGTATTCTAGCGGCAACATCAACCGGTGTTCATATGGCTGGAGTCGGTGGCACGAAAATGGTAGTTGCAAAAACTCCAGCTAACGGAACTTTGGACAATACATTAAACGTGGATGGTTTTGCAGATAATTATGCCTATACCAGACAAGTAACCCCTACAATTACATTTACAACGCCGGCCATCTCATTTTCTAATCTTCTCCTTGATGACAGGGACATGAATGATAACCCCATCATCAATGGTGGTATGGTTGACAGTGCTCCGGGGCAGATAACGGTTGGAAATTTAAGCCTGGGCAGCAACGTTTACGCTTTTAGCCAAACTAACTCCACAACAACTACAACCACAACAGCAGCACCAGGAACAACTACAACCACAACAGCAGCACCAAGTTCTACAACTACAACAGCGACACCAAGTTCTACAACTACAACAGCAACACCAAGTTCTACAACTACAACAGCAACACCAAGTTCTACAACTACAACAGCGACACCAAGTTCTACAACTACAACAGCGACACCAAGTTCTACAACTACAACAGCGACGCCTACTGTTACTACATCCGCTCCTACCCCGCCCACTACAAAACCCCCTCCGAAGGTTTTTACTATAACAAACACCGGAACCGGTTCGTTGACTATTACAAGTATAACATTTAACGACCCACCTTTGATTCAACACACCGCTAATTTATTAAATTTAGGTGGTGGCGGGGCCGTTACAGGAAATGCAGTTTTAAATTTTACATTAAGTCCAGGAACATTTCAAACTTTTACTGTAGATTATAGCTCTACCACTGCGATCCCCGGAACTTATAATGGTAGTATATTGATTGGCAGCAGTACTGGAAAAACTCAAACTGTCGCGACCACTATCGTGGTTAGAACTGTAGGGTCAAGTTCTAC